ACGCTACTATCTCTTGTCTGAAATCATCATCATCTTCTTTCCAATTATAGAAAGTCTGTCTGCTTATGTTCGCAGCCTCACAACTCTTTGAGATATTGCAGTTGTTTAACTTAAATGCTTTGAGAAATGTATCTTTATCTTTCATTATTTAGAATGTTTCTTTTTTAGTGTCTGTCTGTCAAAATTGTAAATCAAAAAAAAGGTAGAGAACGATTAAACTCTACCCTTCGGCTAAATACTTAGGCAAGTAAATAAAGAACATAATCGTTTTTATATATAACGCTAAAAATCACTACTTTTCAACATTACTCAGTTTAAGTTTGTTTGTTATCTTTCCTTTGAGTTGTCCTTGTATTGTATTTCTGTGTATGTTTAAATCCTTTGTAGCTTCTCCGATAGATTTATATGTCTTATTGTTTATAGCACAATATATCTTCTTAGATGCGAATTGGTTTTTGTTTCTTTGGTTTACATAAGATAGTCCGTATCTATTAAATCTTAGTCCTCTAATCATTTCTGATGCTAAGTTTCTATTTATACCTATGCTATCTGCTGCTTCCTTTAGTGATTGGTAAGTCTCTCCATTTGATTCACACTTTACTGGTCTTGCCGCTGAAGGTCTTTTAAGTGCTTCGTATCTTAGTGGGTAGTCTGAGAAATCATTTCTTAGTTGATGAATCATTTGCTTTGCGTATTCTATATGAGTTTCTGATAGAGCGTTCTCTAATACATTCTCGTAGTAGTAAATCATATCAATTCTCTGTTGTGTAGTCATATCTTAGAAGATTGTTAATTGTTGTTTGTGTTGTTCTAATCGTTTCATAGCAGCTTCGTAATAGTCCTTATCGAGTTCACAAGCGGTTAATTCGAACCCCAGATTGTGACAAGCTATTGCTATACTTCCTGAACCTAAATGCGTGTCGAGTATCTTACCTCCTTCTTTAGCGTAGTTCATAAGTAGCCACTCGTATAACTTTACAGGTTTTTGTGTTGGGTGTATTTTGCCACCATTATTTTTTGCATCAAACAAAGCAGTACCTCTTGGCATTTCAAAAATTCGTAATGCTTTATTAAAAGAAGTCCAAGCTAATTCTCCATCAGCAAAACTAAAGTTTCTTTGTCCTTTATCCCATAAAATCCAACACATACTTGGCGGTAAAAATTCAGTCATATAATTACCACCCCAAACTATTTGTTCTTTGCTTACTCTAAATAATTCATTAAAATAATTTTCATCAGGTATATTACTATCCCATTCACTTAATTTATATTCAGCAAAACCATTTGACTTGCAATTAACTCCATTTTTGTGTGCGTTTTTATCAGCATCAATACCATAAGGTGGGTCTACTATCGCTAAGTCAAAATACTTATCAGGGTATCTTGCCATCAGTTGCATATTATCCTCGTTCGTTATTGTCATCTTGTAGTGTATTTGTAGTTATCCAATATCCTCCTGATTCGTAGAAGGTCTCTAAAGCGATTCTAAGCGTTTCTGTGGTCATATCTTAGCCTCTTTGATGTATTCGTACATTTGATTTAATTTCTCCTCTGTAATGTCGTTTAATGAGTTTTTGATGTATTGTATCTTAAATGATGTTTTCTTGTCGTAACTATTTAAAACCATTTCCGTTAGTTGTCTTAGGTCTGGAGAGAATCTTAGATAGTCGTTAAAGTTCTTCTCAGCGTGTAAGAGTGTAGCGTGATGGATTGAGTATCCTTTCTCGGCAAATACTCTTTGGATGTCTATTAATCGCATCTTGTGATAATCTCTTAGGATGTGAATGAATAACGCTCTTGCTTCTATTACTCCTCTGAGTCTTGTCTTATCGAATAAGTTTACTCCGAAGTTATTCTCTATTGTATTTATTAGTTCTCGTGTCTTAGTTGTCATACATTTTTTTTATTATTTCATAATGCTCAATATCGTAGCTTTTCTTAAATCGAAGATATGCATAATAATGATTCGGGTCTATCTGATATAATCCCTCAGTAGAAAAATGGCAAGACCTACATAATAAGTGTAGATTATCAATCGATTCATCGCCTCCGTATATGTGAGCGACCAAGTGAGACCTTTCTATTCCATTTGTTCTTCCACAAGCAAAACAAGAAATTTCATTATAATCATATATATAGTTTGGTTTGTCTTTTAAAATTTTATCAAACCAATACTCCCATATTTTCTGTTTGCTTGGCATTTGTTCTCTCATAATATCCCTTCAATATAGTATTGGTCTGTATCAATTCCTTGCAAAAAGAATAAGTCGTAAATCTCAATCGCTTCTTCTACCTTTCTCTCTCCATCGTAGTAGAACTCTTCTGAGCAATGATATATCGCAATGTCTAAACTACTCTTATCAAGTGCTATGAAAGTAAAGTCCTTGTAACTTATGTTAAATAAATTGCAGTATAAAAAGCATTGTACATCATATCCGTATTTCTTAGCAGAGTACGGGAATGCTTTGATGTCTGTTGTTGTTTTTAAATCTACTACTCGATTCTCGCCAAGCACATCCGCCTTACCTCTAAAAGGCAGTCCAAACACTTCTCCTATCTCTGGAACTTCAAACTCGCAGTTAGTAATGTACTGGAGTGCTTTCTCGTTTCTAAAGAACGCATCTGCTAATCTCTCAGCATCTCTCTTTTCGGATTTAGTAAACACCTTACCGAACTCAAGTTTCGCTTCCTTATAAGCCTTCGTGTTCTTAGATTCTACATCGATAAACTTCTGAGCGTTGAATACATCTGGTTCTAAGATTGCGGTATGGAATAACCATCCATCTCTTAGTGCTTGTGATTCTGCGTTTCCGTATTGTGATACATACTTATAAGTCTTTGGTGAACTTAGTAAGAGTTTAAGAGAAGAACTCGAAAGTGCTGCCTTAGATAAGTACCCATAGTAGAACTCATCATTCTGCATTTCTTTTAACAAGTCTTCCTTGTTCCATTGTTTGCCATCAAGAAGCGTTATTGATTTCATCTATTCTTTTTATTAGTTGTTTTAAAAGTTTTAAGTTGTGTACGACTCCTGCTCCGTGTGGGAACTGATAAACTATATACCATCTGTTTGGGTCATCATTGTCGCAAGATAATAAATCTCCTCGTTCATAGTTATAATAATGTCCGTATTCTATTTTTTCGAATCCAAGTTCGATAAGGTCATTCTCGTTTATACCCATAGCCTTGCATATGATATTTCCTTTCTTCTTCTACTGGGTCTCTTCTATTATCTACTTTGTAACCAGTTATAGGATTGATTCCTTGATTCCACCAATCTCTTTCTTCCATAGTCTATTAAGTTTATCACCACTAAGATTAATACAAGCGGTGTATGAGTGATTGTAATGAAGGCTAAAAATACATTATTTAAAATCGCTTTCATAATTTTGGTGAATTAATTCACTGAATATATCGTTATTTGGTGAATCTATATGTTTCTAATGATTAGGTTTAAACAAAACGCTATGATACACACTACACCAACAAGCGTAACAATCTCTGCAAAGAACTCTACCTTATTCATAAGTTCTTCGTACTCTTTCTTGTAATCTGGTTCTAAATCATTCATCGTCTATATCTGCGTTAAAACATTCTGTTGAACAATATCCTTCTCTACTCATTGGCGCGTCACACATCTTGCAAGTGTGTTCTACTTCGTTTTCGGGGTCATCTATCCATCCCCATTCTTGTACACTCATAGTCCTAATTTGTCTTTTAGTTTATATTTGTTTAATTCATCCTCAAGTTCTTTGATTCGAATCTCAGCCCGTTCCGCTCTCTCAAGCATTCTGTGAGAACTCGCCATTGATTCACTTAACAACCTATCAAAAGAATATCTTTCTAAATGAAGAGAAGATAAGTATGCACTAAGTCTCAAAACAGTATCAGCCATTTCTTTGATGTCTTCATTCTCCGATTGGCTTCTCCATTTCTTAGCAAGACCAAGCAACATCAGAATATCTGAATCACTCTGGAGTTTTAATAAGTTGCGTTGTACCGTATTCATATTTCAAATGTAATTAACATTTTCGAATAAACAAAAAAAAGAGGAACTTTTGTTCCCCTCTTAATTACTTGTCTCTCCAAGTTGTGTAACACACCGCAAGTCTTTGGTCTTCTCTTGGATACTCCCCTATCATCTTAGGGTTTGCCATACATCTTGAGATAAACTCTTGCTGAGTGTCTGTCGGTAGTGGTTTGATTAGTGGCATATTTATGGGTTTAAAGTTTTCTCTAATTCTTCATCTCTTAGTTCTCGTACATACGCAATCTCTCTTTGTATATAGTCCAAAGCCTTGTTTAAGTCTTGGAGTTCATCATCCTTTCTTCCTGCTCTGATAACATACTTTAATACATTACCTCGATTGAAATTAAGTTTGTAGTCTGAGATTATGTCAATCAAGTCATACTCTCCAGTAGCTTCGTAGTGTAAGGCATTACCTCGCATAGTTTATTTTTTGAATTAGTAAATGATTTATATGTGATTCATTGCATCTAACAACTTTATCTTTTCCTCCGAACTTTTCTCTGGTGTAGTACTTTAAGTAGTCATTCCTATCGGTTGTGTTCTCTGATGTGTTTTCGATAACCCATTTCAGTAAGTCGATTCTCTTATAGATGTAGTATGCGTTTACATCAACCAAATCAAACACAATCCACTTAGCCTCTCCACATAACCAACCTTTTCCACCAAAGACATTCTGAACCTCAAGCCAAATGTCATAACTCTTTTTATTCCCCTTAATATCTACACCATCTCCGTTCACAAAGAAATCAATGTGCTTATACATATCTTCTTCATCGGTAGCTTCTAATACTACATTCCCTCTACTTATCATTAAGTCCATAAACTCTCGCTCGGTTTTATTCCCCTTGCTTAGAGTCTCCTCATACCTATTATCACTTATGTGAGCGTATGTGTTTCTTCGACTCATTGATTAAGGTTTATAATTGTAGCTTGTGATTCTTGTAAAAGATAGACTTCTTTGTCCATTCGTTTCTTAGTCCATATCGTAGTGTCAGGGCAGTACAACTCATCTGTTTCAGGCATCTTAATCTCGTTCAGCCAAAACAAATAGTTCCCTTTAGGGTCATTCACAAAGTAGAACTTCAATACATCCTCTGGTAGTGCCATAAGTCTATCGTATTTTGCTTTCTCAAGCATCTTGGTCTCGTAGTATTTCTTTCTGTACTTCATCTCTATAACACACTCAATTCCTTTTGGTGTTTTTCTTTTGGCATCATAGAACTCATATTGACCTCCGCACCACTCTAATTCCCATCCATCAAGGTTTAAGATTAAAACTGTTGTTTGTTCCCACTTATGTACTTTATTCAAATCCATTCTGAAAAATTAGGTTGAGGTCTTCAATCCACCTCTTGATTTCTTTTTTGTTACACCCACAAGGTCTATGGTATTTGTGGTTAAAATACTTAGCGTGAAACTCTGCTATAATAGCTAATTGATTAGGTTCGATTCTTACTAAGTTTATACCAGCATTCGACCAAGTATCCCAATCTTTCTCTGTCATTTTAATTGTCATCCCCACAATTACAAGTTAAAGAGTTCAACCATAATTCTCTCTCGTAGCATCCGCAAGATTCGTAACCAAGTTTCCTTGCTACCCAAAATGCAACCTCATACGCATTACCAAAAGTTACCAGTTCGGTTATTGCGTGAACCATCGTTCCAAGTTTAATATAACATCCTATTTTCATAATTGTGATTTTAAGAACTTCTTTACCTTATTGAAAGTATTATAAAGGGAGTAGTAAGATATTTTAGTTTTCCTTGATAGTTCGCTTATACTTAAACCATCATCTATAATCTCATATACCTTTTTATCGTACCAATACAACTGGTCAAAAGCATCTAATACATCTTGATACTTCTCCTCGTAGTTGGTCAAGTCTTGCTCGGTAGAAATCTCACTTACACTATCTAAATTAACAATAGTGGTTTTAGCCTCCTTGCGTTTCAAATCCAAGAACATAGTGGATAAGACCTTAAACACATAAAAGTAGTTAATGTCATCCTTGTACATCAAATCCGTTCCTGAAGATGCAAGTCTATCAATCTTGATATACATCTCCATTACTAAATCTTCTGCGGTGTCTCGATTACATCCAAACGATACGACTATGTCTATCCAGTTCTTATGTCTTTTGAATGCAAGTTCGAGGATGCTCATTCTCTCCAGATTGTAATATGTAGTCCGAAAAATAAAAACATAAGAGTTATCTGAGAATAGAACTCCTCTTCTTCAACATCCTCTTCCCTATCAGGTTCAAGGTTTGGGTCATAGTACAGTCCTCCTATTGCTAATCCGTGCAATGGTATCAACTGAAAATTTACATT